GGAATATCGCTAACAACTTGGTAAACTATAAAAGGTAATGTTCCGTTTTGCTGATTAATTTTATATCTAGACGGATAAATTCTAATTACTCCACCCTCTGTTACTAATGGAGCAACCGCTGAATCATTACTTAAAATATTATATATAGCTTTTCCTACCTCCATTATTTCTTAAATCGTTTTTCAATCAATCCTTTTAATTGATTTGTTACGTCATTTAATGCTTGTGATCCTTTGCTTCTTGCAGCATCATCTAACATTCTTAAACCAGCTACACCTCTAAAACCATATTCAAAAAAGTAAAAATAGAAACCAGTTTTATTTTCATTTGCGTAAGCTCCTTTTACTCTTGGACCTACAAAAACACTTGGAGGAACTCCTTTTCTATTTTTTCCATTTATTACTGCTAAAGACTTTTTTAATTGTCCAGTCTTTCTACTACTTGCACCTTTTAAAGTAGGTTTAATATTATCAACATTAGCTCTTAATTGTGTTAATATAGGCTTTGCTGCTTTTCTCATTGCTTGTCTTAAAAGAGTTTTGTTTTTAGAATCAGACATATTTAAAGACTCTAAATTTCTAGCTATTTCAGCAAGCTCTTTCTTATTTATTGTTAGTCCTACATTCATTAAGTTGAGAATATATCTTTTAAATCTTTTCTTTCTAAAGTCAAAATCATTTTATCCTTTCTTCCTACTTCTCTTATTCCAGTAATTGCATAAGAAGTATCTCCATTTCTAATATAGAAATCTGGACTTACTCCTATTGAATCTCTATATCTTATTAAACATTCTATCGTTTGCTCTCCTATAAAAACATCAGATTCATAATTAGCTTTACCAGATTTAAAATTAAAATCTCCATAAATCGTTACACTTGTACCACTTCCAGCAATTCGCTCTCCGTAAGCATTAGTAGTATAAACTTGATTTAATAAAGTTAATTTTCTATCTAGCTTTCCAAATATCATAACTCTAAAAATCTGTAAGGAGTTAGCATATACTCAACCATTAAAGGTAATTCTGCAACTTGTGTACCTAAAACTACGTCTTGCCTTTGTTCGTAATATCTTCCTACTATAATTAACATAGCTTGTTTTATAGCATCCTCTACTTCGTTAGCAGTTCTTCCAACCACAAACTCTATATCTACTGCATTTGGTCTTTCGTAAGTATCAGGAAAAGATCCAGTATTACTTTGGTAAATTCTACCAGGTTTAATTTTATCGTCTAAATCATATTCAGAAGTTGCTAAAGTTTGTAAAGAATTACTAGCATCATAATACTTTATGTGTGTTACACTTTGCACTATTCCCACTTGTAAGTCAATATATGGAGGGAAAACATCAAAGTAAAGATTAAAAGTTTGACTCATTAATCTTCTTCTTGTAAACTCCTCAACTTGATTAGTAGCAACTCCAATCAATGCAGTTATATAATCATTGTCATCATCATAATCTGAATCTACTCTTAAATGTTGTTTAGCTTCAGCTAAAGATATAGCAGTAGCAGATGGACCAGTTTTTAAAACTAGCTTTCCGTAATTAACGTAACTATCAAGATTTAAGTAATTATATATCATTATAAAAAGTAAAAAAAGGAGAGAGCGATTAAACTCTCTCCAATTAAAAATTATGCATTGTCAATCTTAACAAATGCAGTACTATTTTGAACAGCAGCACCATCTACAAGAGAAGTAGCTATCATACGTCCAACACCAGCAGCAGCATTAGTATAAGGATCAAACAATAAGTCTAGTCCACCAAACTGAGCGATATGCACTTTAGAATAATCTCCTAGTAAGTAGTTTGTACCAGTTCCAGCAGAGTTACCTACATTAGAAGAAGCAAAAGCAAAGTAAGATAAAAATTCTTTTGTTGCATTATCATAAGCTGGAGATACAGATGCAACCTGAGCTAAACTTTTAGCTTCAGTTAAAGCACCACCATCTAACAACCAAGCCATACGAGCAGCTTCTAAATTAACGCCATTAGCGATTAATGTAGCTTCCATATTTAAAAGTTCAGCAACAGTTGGAGCAGCACCAGCAACAGCTTGGTCAGCAGCAGCAGCAAAGATAGAAGCTGGTCCGCTTGTTACGTTAGCATCAGCCAATAAAGCACCTTCTAAAGTTGCAGCGATGTTAGCAGCTAAGTTTCTTCTAACCGCACCCTCAACACCAGCATTTTGAGCCATTGCCTCAGCAGAAATTTCTACAATAGAAATCATCTTTTTTGGAGATAATGTAACACTTGATGCAGTACCAGCAGCAGTAGCAGTTCCACCAGTCTCAGCAACGAATGCAGAAGAGATACCTGAAAGAACTGGTAATTTCATATCAGAAACACCAGAGTAAAAGTTAGCACCAGCAGAAGCAAGAACTAAGTTAGCTTCTAATTGGTCTGTAAAAGACATTACTTCAGTTGGATTAACCGCTGCATTACCTACTGCTCTATGTTCTAGAACTGAAGATGGAATAGCGATACCTCTAAACATTTGGCCATTATGCTCTCTACGAGCTTCTTGATCCATTTCTTTAACTAGACCTTCTAGTTTACCAGTGTATGCTTGGCGCATAGCTTCTTGAAAAGAAAACTCAGCTACTTCTTTTGGAGAATTAGTTCTTTCTTCTTTTACCACTTTTGAAGCTTGGATGTTTTCAAACTTAACACTTCTTTCAGCCATTGCATTTAATGACTCAACTTTTTCATTTAAAGAATCAAAGCTAGTTAGTTCGTCAGATGTCATATCTCTACCCTCAACTTTACACAAGTCAACTAGAGCTTCCATCTTCTCAACATTTATAGCTCTTTCCTCTAATAAAGATTTACTATTTTTCATATTAAAAATTATTTGTTTTTTAAGACTTTCAATCGCATTTCTGTGAGGTTGCGATTTGTTAAGTCTATTTCTTCTTTTTGTACCTCTTTTAATTCTTTCTCTAGACTTTCATCTAGTTTTATTTTTTCTTGTTCTTCTTGCCAAGTCTCTAAAGAGCGTAAAGCAAAAGAGCCAGCTTCATTATATGCTGGATATGTTACAGAGCTAACATCGTATAATCTAGATACTTTGTTTATTGTTCTAATGTTTCTACCATCTACATTCTCCCAAGAGTCCTCCTCAACAGTAAACGCAAAGCTAGACTGACTGATAGTTCCGTTTCTTAATAGAGTCATTAAGTCATTAGCTAAAGTTGTATCTGGCATATCAGCCTCATATTTTAAACCTCTTTCATCTACTGACAATCTTAAAGTATTATTAGTAGTTCTAGCTAAAGGTAAACCATCGTGATTAATTAAAAATCTAACATCATCTTCTAAACGTCCATCAAAAGCACCAGGAGCAACATATTCAACAAATCCTCCTAAATCGTTTGATTCAGAATTAAAGACTGCTCCATAACCTACAACAGTATTAACTCCGTTATCGTTTCTAACTTCAATATCTGATACATTAAAAGTCCTTACCTCTTTGTTAGTTATTGTTCTAATCTCTTGACTTTCCTCTTCAATAGTAACCTCTTCGTCCATATCTATTACAACCTCAACATCTTCTTTGTTTTTTGCGTAATATATAATTATAGACTCTTCGTTTTCTTCTATCTTTTGGATATGTCTTAACTCTTTATTTTCCATAATATTTCTATTTTCTTCTTCTTCTATTTCTTTTATTTTTCTTTTAGTCCAAGCAAAACCAGGATCTCCTCCCCACAATCCCCAAGCAATTCTACCAGCACTAGGGAAACCCTCATCTCCTTTATAAAATCCTTTTCCCTTTTTATCGACTTCGTGCCTACTTAAATAAGAGAACATTCTTTTAATCGTTCTTATCGATAGATTAACTCTATTCTTTAAATCTCTAGCTCTTGCAACACCTACTTCTGTTCCTCCTCTTCCAAACTCTGCTCTCCATTCTAAAGCTTGTTCTGCTTCGTCAGCTATTTCTTGAGTCGGCTTTGTGTTTATATCAGCTAAAGCCATTATTCGTTTTCCTCAGTTTGTCCTATTGGAGCAAAGTTTAGAGGATAATAATGTGTATCTCCCTCATCTCCTATTCTATTTAAATCTTCCATTCGTCTAATCTCATTAATAGACAGTACACCAATAGCAGACATCTCTCTATAATATGTAGCTCTTGCAGCAGAATCTCCTCTTAATAAACCTTTGGAATCTAATCTAACAAAATA